TTATTTTTTTATGTGATATATCATTATAAAATATGTCCCAAGAAGCACCAGATACATCATCGCAACCAAGTATTATTCAGTTAGAAAGTCTCCCGGTAGATACATCACAAGAAATCGAGAGCGATGTCCTTCGTCCAGTCGTTTTCTCATCTAATAATTTATTCGCTCGTTTCGAATTAGAACCGAAGGGATTTCTCTCCGCTGGATCAACTATCGCTTTATCCCTCACCCCTCCCGCTGGTATTACAAGAGGATTTTTTCCTCCTAATATCGGTGTCTCTTCTTTAATCCAGAGGGCAGTATTAAAAACTTCATCGGGTCGTGTCCTTTCAGACATGGAGGAGTTTTCTCATTTCCAATCTCTAAAGTCTCTAGCTCTTCCTAGTGATACACAGACCCAGAGACATCAGTATAGCGATGGCAGATGTCTTGACTTCGGGATGACTTATGATATTACTGATAGCGAACAATCCCAGAAGAGTGATTCTAAATATTATGGTCTCCAAAATGGTAAAGAATACACTAAAACCCCCGGAGGTGGATGGACGAGCACGGGAGCATCAGCAGAAGGACTAACTCATCACAATTTCCAAGTCATCGCTGGCGACGCAGATAGAAAAGATTTATCACCATCTTACTCTATCCCTCTCTATGAGTTATTTCCTTTCTTAAAATCGGGCAATCATCTCCCCCTCTTCGCCATGGGTAATGACCGGGTCCAGATAGAATTAACATTCGCACAGACAACTAATCGCCGTATATCTCTAAATAAAGCGGGAGATGGTGAAGCAGATGTCGCCGTATTGATAGACCAAAACTCTCTCGAATTAATCTCCGACCATATCTTTTATCCGGGGAGGATGGAGAGTATGATGGAGGATTATAAAAATCATAATTTCGCTTATAATGATTTCATATTATCTCGCCAGATTATTACATCAGCGGGAGACGATAGTGATAATTCTATGAGTAATGTTAGACAAGTCGGCGGAGCGGGTCGTGTTGTATTAAGAGCATTCGCTGGATATGTCCCAGTAGAGACTGGATCAAATAAGAGCGAGAAAGAACTTCTAAATAATTATAAAGCACTCTCCATGAACAAGACGGGCAAAGCAGTAGGTAAATTAGAAAGTAATTTATTTTATAATGAAAGATTTTTATATCCCCAGATTGTATCTAATTCCGCTCGCCAGTTTCATCAGTTAAGAGACGCAGAACAAAAACAAATGTATGTCCCTCGTGAAGTTTATTCGAGTGGTGGAGAAGCATTAGCACCAGACGCGACCGCATCTCTAAAATATGAGGGCAGAGGTCAAACTAATAATTTAGCGGGTCATCTATTCTGGCAAGGATGGCGATTGAACAGAGGAGAACGAGTAGGCACGAAGGGGATAGACTTACATATGAACGCTCTGGACACAGCGGGGACGGGACAAGGTTTAACGACTGGGACTTATACTCAATATTGTTATCTCGAAGTATCGAGAAACGCTACTATTCGCAACGGACAAGTTGATGTTTTCTTCACATAAACCAAGATGGATAAAACATTTTTTTTTATTAATTATATATAAACCATAATGACATCTTTATTATAAATTAAGGGCAATATGGTTTATTTATTTTTCGCAATTTTTAATCTTACAAAATTAAAATATAAATCTAATTATATAACAAATGAATAGAGAAAAACTAACAGATTTAATTAAAGAAGCAAGACCGAATATAAAAGACAGCACTATTAAGATGTATGTGGGTAATCTTATGAAACTCATGAAGATATTTAATGAAGATAATTTAAATTTCTTAAAAGATATAGATCAAGTTAAAGAAAAATTAAGTGAAAAACATTTCACAACTCAGAGAAATTATTATAATTCGATTATAATTTATCTTATGACTAAGAAGGATAAAAAAATCGTTGAAGAATATAATGAAATTAGAGATGAATTAAATAAAAAATATATTGATGATAATTCATCTGGTATCATAAGCGATAAACAGAAAAATAATTTCGTAGAATTAGATGAGATAAAGAAGATGATAAAGGATATATCTAATGATTTAAATATACCTAAATTAAAAAAGAAATCATCTATCTCCAAGAAAGAAGAGAATCTCCTTATGGTTTATGTTATCTTAAATATCTTGATAAGAATACCTTTAAGAAATGATTTATCTAACATGATATTATTAAAGAAAACTCAATATAATAAATTATCGAATAAAGATAAAGAAGATAATAATTATCTTGTAATGGAGAAGGGATTATTAAAATTCATCTTGAACGATTATAAAACGAGTAAAAAATATAAAGAGAAGATTTTAAATATTCCAAAAGATTTAGAAAAAATCCTTCGTATGTATATCAAGAGAATGGATTTTAAAGTTAATGATATTATATTCCCTCTCTCTCGTAATGGATTATCTCAATTACTTATTAAGACATCTAAAAAATATTTAAATAAAAGTATCTCTACAACCATGTTAAGAAAAATAGTCGCAACTGATTTATTAGGTGATGTTAAGAAAGCAGAAAAAGAATTATCTAAAAAAATGGGGACTGATATATCGACTATAAAAAATGTTTATGTTAAGGATGAACAAGACTAAATAAATAAAGGTTTAATATATTCATTCTTAATCGCTACTAATAATTTATATTCATCTTTTCCTCTATCGTTTCTCCCTCCCCATTTAATATCTACTTCATCTTTATTATATTCCCAATAATAAAAACCTTCCTTACCCCATCCATCGTTAATACATCTCCATAAAAAGAAACATCTTCCATCTGGATTATTCTTCAACCATTCTATCCCCTCTTCTATCTTACCTCTCTCAAAATATAAATCGGGATACTGACCGAACTTACATCTCCTCGTCTTTAATTCTACTTTAAAATTTTCATTATAAAAATCGAATTTAGCAAATTTATCCCCTTCATGTCTCGTATTAGTTAAAGGACCATAAACATATTCCAGATATTTCTTAGAACTATCTTCGCTATCAAATCCAAATTTTAAATCTTCTTTTAATTTTCTATTCATTTTATAAACTTACATAGAAAAAAAATCCAGAGAAATAAACGAAGTCTTAATCGAAACTAATGATGAATGAACCGAATTTAATCTTACATTCATAATTAGATGTCTTAATATTTAATTGTTTCTTAATATCTATTTCTCTCTGAACTAATGGAGATATCTTACATTCAATCGTATATAATTTAAAAGGGTCATTCATTAATTTTCGATTCGCTTTTCTCACGATAGGTATATCTCCATGAAGAGAATTTAATTTCGCTTCTTCATATAATATTCTTCTACTTGTAAATAATGAATTTTTAATATTATAGTTATTATCGCAGTAATGAATTATTTTTTTAGCTCTTAATATCTCTTCATTTTTCTCTTTAATTGATATAGTTTTCTTAGGATTAGGTGAGGTTAAAAATTTTCTTAATTCAGTAATATCTTTAATCTGTAATGAATTATCTGGATCAATAAAAAGATAATCTGTCTTAGATAACATATCCCAGAGAGTTGTAGCGACTTCATATTTATTATTTTTTATAGAGACGCCGATACATATATCGAATTCTTTAACATATTCTAAGAGGTCTTTTTTAGAATGTGATTTATGGATTATCGTATTATTCTTCGGCATTCTTTTTTTATATTACTTACATAGATTTTATTTATATTTAATTAATATAACGCTAATGAGTGATAAAATGAAATCTTCTGAACTACGCAAACTTGTAAGGATGTTTAATAAGAGAAGCAAAATTACTATCCCTAAGGGATTAAAGGGACAAGGAGAAATGATTAAATTTTTAGAAAAACACGGGACGATAAATCACGCGAATAAAGTATTTCTCCCGAATACGCAAGACATGGGTAAGCAGATAAGATTAGCGGATTATGATAAAATGTTTCCACCTAAAACAGAAGCACAGAAAGCAGAAGCAAAGAAGAAAGCAACAGAGAGAAAGGGAGCAAGTGAGATGAACATGGTGAAGACATTAGAAGGTAAAGGATACAAGATTACTAAACCTAAATCAGCAGAGAAGAAACCTACGCCAGCACCCAAGAAACCCGTAAAGAAAGCACCAGCGAAGAAAGCAAAGGCAGACCAATTTAAACTCGATAATGAAGCATTAGAAAAGGCAAAGACACGCAAGAAAGAAGCGATACAGAAGAAAGTTAAAGAAGCACAAGCGAGCGGTAAAGTATCTGACGCTGACTTCATGAAGCGTCCCGGATTTAAATGGATATTAAAGAAACAGACAGAACTATATAAT